AAGCTAGGAGGACTCTCCTAGCGCCATGGCATTTTTTAGAAAAGGTCAGTAGTGGGCGGCACAGATCCACATTCGTGCGATAGCAATCATAGGCAGGTCTGTCCCAAATTTGGTCCAATATTGCCTTTTGCCAGACACCAAAAACCACAAACCCCCGACTTTCTCTAGGAAAATCAGGGGTTTGCGTTTACTGAATGTGGCGGTGAAGGAGAGATTCGAAACCGCCCGTTTGCGATTTTCGTGAAGTCAAGGCCCGGTTTATAGGGGGTTCAGGCCGATAGTTAGCGCGCAAGCGTTCCCATGGCAGTCCCATGGGTTTGCTCGGCAGTTGCGCACGCAAAGGACCATGAGGGTTATCGGCTTTTTCGGGAAGGCATCGGAAACAGGTGATTTAGGTAACTTATTCAACTGATCGGCCTGAGAGCCTTGATTTAACTGGACTGCAAGGGACCGGCACAAGGTAATTTTTAAGTAATGTAGAGGTAAGGTAATTACCTTTTAAGGAAGTAATTTCTTCATTTATCCACCCCTTATAAATCAACCACTTACGATCACATTACCTTTTTCATTACTCAAAATTACTTTCTGAAGTAATTCAGCAAAGCCAGTGAATACGGGGCTTTCAGCGGTATACCGATATCCGAATTACCACATTACTTTTTTCTGACCCCGCTCCTGAAAATCAGCGCCTGACGATGCCTCATGTCTGACGAACAAACGACCTTGGTAAGACGCATCGGGTGCCCGACCCTTCGCAGGGATTCGCAGGCTTTTTGTGTCATTCATTGACCATCACAAAACCCAGCCGTGGCTGCGCTCAGTGGATCGCAGGAGTGCGGAAAAAAAGACCCATTTAGCGCGCCGGCGAGGTGGGGGGACGACGGCGCGCGCGGAGTAAGGCGTGTTACCGCCCTGACACAGCGTATCGGATGAACTCAGCCAAAAGCTGCTCACCACGAACCCCATTGATAGCCAGCAAAAGAGATCATGCTAGCAATTGGCCTGCTAGGCTCGTAGGATTGGCGCAGAGCAATGTCTGATATAGAAGTCGGAATTAGAAAGAAAGGGAAAACACATTGAGATTAGTCGCTCAGCCACATCAAATCTCCGAAGAAGATTTCGGCGAAGACTTATTTGAACGGAAAAATTTTGGCATAGCTTTAGCAAATATAGTTAAGAACTCCAAAGCCCCCTTAGTTATTGGTCTGGATGGAAACTGGGGCGAAGGCAAGTCGACATTCGTTAAATCATGGCAAAATATCCTCAAAAAAGAAAATATACCAAACATCTATATTGATGCTTTTGAATCAGATTATGTAGATGACGCATTTATGGTTGTCGCCGGTGCGATAACAGAATACGTCTCAGCAAACGCCCCGCCAAAAAAATCAAAAGAATTCATCGATAAAGCCAAAAATGTCGGCGCGCACATATTATCGCTGAGCGCGAAGGTTAGCATACGAGCGATATCTGCTGGAATCGTTAAGGAATCAGATCTAAAAGAACTTGGAAAGATCGGGGAAGATATTTCTAAAGACATAAGCACAAGTGCAGAGAAATACATAAAAGAACGCCTTACAAATCATAAAAAAGAGCGAGACTCCATCGAGCACTTTAAGACTGTCCTATCAACGATCCCAAAAGAACTAACTAATAAATCCGACAGCCCTCTTACCATTATCATCGATGAACTTGATCGATGCAGACCGTCATTCGCAGTGGAAATGCTGGAGAAAATCAAGCATCTATTTTCTGTAGAAAACGTTAACTTCTTATTAGTGATCAACAAAGAACAGCTCCAAGAGTCTATCAAAGCAACTTACGGCGCCAATATCAATGCACATACATATCTACAAAAATTCATCACTATCGAGGCGACCTTACCAAAAAAGAAAGGACGCAATAGCAACATTCAAAAATACTGCCATTATTTAGCAACCCAATATGAAGTCACGGACAAAGACTGGGTCGAACTATTTACGAGCTTAGGAACGCAATTGAATTGTTCTCTACGAGAACTCGAAAGAATTTTCTCAAATCTTGCCATCATGCTCATGACGGAACGACCTAATGCGGACATCAATACCGCCTTAACGTCTGCCATATGTGTTCTGAAAGTTATGCGACCTGGAATATTCCTGAGGATGACCGACTCGAATGTAAGCATTCAGGACATTCAAGACGCTTTTAAATATTATCCTGACCCAAAAAGCGATAATTATGTGATGGAGTACGTGATGAAATGGTTAGAGATGTGCGTTATGAGCGAGGATGAATTCAAAAACCTCGATCATGGTCACGAAATAAAGGGGATGGCTAGATACTATCCAGAAAGGGGGAAAATATTAGGAATAATGACTCAAAAACTTAATAGTTTTTCAGCTGGCTAAAAAGAAGAACCAACCATTGGTCGGCTCCTCTCGTTAAGAGCGCATCGCCGACCAGATTCATCATTACAACAATCACGCAGCAAGCTCAATTGTAACGCACTCTGCCTCCAACCTCTTTGGAGGGCGCCTCCATATCGACACCGAAAGAGTCTTTGATTGCAGCAATTAATGGCGATTTCACTCTAGCATCCAAGCGAGACAAACTTCCGTACATATATTCATTAGTAAAATCACTTTCAAAGAAGAACAAGAAGAACATATATAGATCCGAGAACTCAAACTTAAAATCAACAATCTCGGCCTTAATATAACTACTCAAGACCTCTCTAAAAATGAAATACCTCTTTAATTCATCAGAAACACCTCCATCTTTAGCCTTCTCATTCGCGTAAGCTAATGCAACATGATAACGAGGTCGATTCTCACCAGAAATACTAAGAGCTGCGCTCAGTTCGAGGCTCTGCATTACATGCTGTAGCTCATTGAAATACATTTCTTGCCAATGCATCCTAACTATCGCCTTCTGCACCCCCTCATTTAAAGCAGTAAACAACACGTCAAAATCAGATGCAAGATTGCCAAGCTTTATACAAGAACGCTTAACGTTGGGAAAATTGGTTTTCTCCCCAACATCGAACTCCTTGCTTACAGCTGCCATCTTCATTATTAAGCTATTACATTCAGATATGATAGCAGCCTGACGTTCAACTTTTTTAGTTCGATGATACTGATGAAATCCTAAATAAAACGCACCAGCGGTGGCGAACTGAGCAATAATATTTGCCACATCAACAAACTTGACATTCCAAAAGTCGCTTGAAAAATTTGCATACAAGTAAATCAACTCACCAACCAAAAAGCATACCGGGAGCACCACCAAGTATAAAAACCTTCCGCTACTTACCTTTTTCTTTTCGTAAATCATGAGTTCCAACATCTCCTTGCTGAGAAAAACATTAAGCCATAAATATTCAAACACCTCCAAATCATTCGCACTTTTCGCTTTCAACGTTTTTTTAGCGAACCGTGCTTAATCCTCAGATCCAAAGTCGTATCTTCTGAATCGAATAACTTCTTCACCCAGCCAGTCATTCAACTGAGTCATTCGCGCTTGGATCGGCTCAAGTTCATTCGTCGCATAGATCTGTGCCGCTTCCCGAATAGATCCAAACCCACCCGCATTCTGCGGCACAATTCCCATCAACTGCGGTGGAATCCGCAGGCTGGCTAGCACGTCATCCCGCGTCTGATTCTTGATCGAGTTGAATTCATCCTTCGCCGCCACCTCGCTGACCGGGATCAACTGAATCCCGTCTTTCTTGCCGGTCGGCGAATAAACGAACAAATTCCGAAAATTCCCCGGCCCCTTCGATTCCTTAAGCGCTTTGCGCAACGCATCAATATCCGCCTCTGTCTGCGCCGCGTCCGTCATGTACAGAATGAACCCAGCATGACTCCCGTTCTCGTAATACTTCCGCCGAAACAACGTAGCCGACTCGTTCAACAACGCCGACTGCAACGCACTGATCCACTCCGGCACCCCATAAATCTCCTGATGCAGATCCGCCTCTCGCAGATGAAAAATGCTATCCGGCTCAAACGTATGCTCATCCTTCCACTCACGCACTTGGTAAAACTGCCCGTCCGACCCAGCACGCATGTACTTGGCCAACGGCGTCTCCAGCTTCCGAACCCCGCCCAGCCGCGAACGCCGCCCCTCAAAGTACCCATTACCCAAGCACAAAAAATCCAACGCAAACTGCTCAAACGAAGCCCGCGAAAGCAGCGGATGCGGGATAAATGTCTTGCTCAACAAATTGCGCTTAAACATCAACCCCGAATGCAGATGCACGCTCGCCCCCACCGAACGAGCCAGCCCATCCAGCGACAACGGCGGCTCATACCACCGCCCGTTGAACCAGCACTCCAGATAGTCGAAAACCTCCCGCCCCCCCAGCACCGGCGTCGGCTCGCCGAAGGAAAACACCTGAGTTCCGGCGCCAGTGGCAGGTAAGGTCGCGGGTAACGTCTGGTTGGCGAGTTGTTCTGTCATCAGTAAATCTCCATGCGCCCGGTGTTGGCAGTCGTCTGCCCCTCAAGCGGTTCGTGGTGCAGTGCGTGAAAGAGCGCCCAGGCCAGATCGGCGTGGCCGGTGTTGTCGTTGCGGCCGGCGGTGTAGGTGTACTGACGTCCGCCGGCGGTGACGGTTTTGCGGATAGCCATCAGCGACTGGGCCATGTCGGTCCAGCCGGCATCGAATTCGAGCCGGCCCTTGTGGATTACGTCGTAGGCCTTGAGTACCAGGCGGGTTTTGACTTCGGGCGAGTAGCTGAAGGTGGTCACCGCCGGGAAGAACTGGCGCACCAGCTGGGCCACGCCGCTGCCCAGACCGGTGACGTCGATCCCGATGTAGGTCACCCAGTAGCGGTCGCAGACGCTCTTGATGAATGCGGCCTGCGCGGCGAAGTCCATGCCCCGGAACTGATGGCGTTCGAGGATGCGGAACTTGCCACCTGGCACCAGCGGCGGCGCGACCACCACCAGGCCGGAACAGTCGCCGGTCTCGGCCGGGTCATAACCGATCCAGACCTGTCGGTCGCCGAACGGGCGCACGGCGAAGGGCTTGTAGTCCTCGGCCCACTCGACCCAGCTGTCCACCATGCACGACTGCAACAGGGTCAGCGGAAAGATGCTCGCGCCGTCGTCGACGAAGTCACACATCAGCAGATTGGCGAACGCCTCGGGACTGTATTCGCGGCGCAGCTCTTCGATGTCGAAAAGATCGCACCCGCCCCGCTCCGCGTCGAGGATCGTGACGATCTGCCGCCACAACCGATCCTCGCAGAACCGCCCCTGCTGGAGCGCGCCGTGGGACACGTCAACCTTCGTATGCTGTGAGGCGGGCTTGCCCTTGTTGAAGCGCTCGCCCGTCCAGAAGGTGTACGCTTCGTGGGCCATGCTCGACGGCGTGGAAAAGTAGGTCTTGCGCCACTTCTTGTGCATCGCCATGCCCGAGGCGACCTTATTCAGCTCTTCAAACTTGAACGTCCAGAAGAATTCATCGAAGTAGAAATTGCCGTGATAGCCCTGGGCGGTACGTGCGTTAGTACCGAGGAAAAACAGCTCGGCGCCGTTTGGCAGAACGATGGGATCGCCAGTCAGCTCGACGCCGATAATCTCGCGGCAGAACGCCTGAATGTAGCCCCGAAACAAATACGCTTGGTTCTTCGAGGCCGACAGGAAAATCTGGTTGCGCCCGGTGTCCAGCGCATCGATGAACGCCTCGCGTGCGAAGTAGTAAGTCGCTCCGATCTGCCGGCTCTTGAGGATGACGCGGGTGCGCTGATTACCGGCCCGGTACCACTCTTTCTGGTAGTCGAAACAGCCATCGATAAAGGCCTCACGCAGCAGCTCGATCTGGTCTTCATCAATCTCGTTTTTGACCGCCTTCTTCTTCGGCTCGGCGTTGCGCTTGGCAAGGTTTGGATTAAGGTCAGTTTCGGTACCACCGCCCTGAAAGCGCTGGATACGCGCCTGCCGCTCCAACTGGCGGTGCAGCAAATCAATCTCTTTGAAGTCACCACCGCTTTTCCCTTCCTTGAGGATCAGCTGCACCAACCGCGCTTCCAGTGCGCCGCCAATGCGTTCGACGTTGTCGGCCCGGTCCCATTCATCGCGAGCCTTCCAGCTATGTAGCGTCTTTTCCTTTTCGCCCGTAGCCTCGGCAATCTCGCAGACGCGCCACCCCATCCAATACAGAAACTTGGATTGGCGGCGCGGATCGATGGGCAGCAGTGCGGTCGTAGTCATGGCCGCGATGCTGCCGCCCATGCCGAGGACTCAATAGCGCCGCCTCTTGTACCGCCCTTCCCTACAGTCCCGCCTCATTGCCGCAACTCGCGCGCGTCACGACCATGCCTCTCATCGCAGGCATTCAGCGCCCACACAATTGAGGACTTCACGGCATGAAGAAATTCCGCAGCAACTGGTTCCGCGTCGCCGTCGAGGGCGCTACCTCGGACAAGCGCACCATCAAACGCAACTGGCTGGAACAGGCGGCGAAGAACTTCAACCCATCCACTTACGGCGCACGGATCTGGCTAGAGCATTTCCGCAGCTTGCTACCCGATAGCCCATTCAAGGCCTACGGCGATGTTCTGGCGGTGAGAACCGAGGAAGTGGACATCAACGGACAAAAGAAACTGGCCCTGTTCGCCCAGGTCGAGCCGACGGCTGACCTGATCGCCATGAACAAAGCAAAACAGAAGATCTACACCTCAATCGAAATCGACGACAGCTTCGCCGATACCGGTGAGGCGTACATCGTGGGTCTCGGCGTGACCGATTCACCCGCCAGCCTTGGCACCGATGTTTTGTCGTTCTCGGCCCAGAAACCGGACGTCAGCCCGTTCAAGGATCGCCACTACTCCGCGACTTCGATGTTCACCGAGGCGCTGGAAACAGAGCTGACGTTCGAGGAATTCGAAGAAAAACCGAGCATCGGCGCTCACCTACTCAGCACGGTGAGAAACCTGCTCGGCGGCAAGCAGAGCAAGGATGACAACGAGTTCACTCAAATCAGCCAAGCAGTCGAAACCGTCGCCGAACACGTCAAGGATTTGCCCGCCCAAATGGCAGCCGAGAAGAAGTTTTCGACAAACCTGCAGACCCGACTGGATCAACTGAGCAAAGACTTCACCGAACTGAAAACCCAACTTTCCACCACCCAGGATCCCAACCAGAAGACGCGCCCTCCGGCAACCGGCGGCGACAACTCGGTAGTGACTGACTGCTGAAAGTCAGCCCCGCATAACCAAGGACGACCATCATGCGCAACGACACACGCGTTCTCTTTAACGCGTACCTGCAACAGCTCGCCCAACTGCACGGCGTGAGCGACGTCACCACCAAATTCACCGCTGCACCGAGCGTTGCCCAAACGCTCGAAACCCGCATTCAGGAGTCAAGCGCGTTCCTCACCTCGATCAACATCTACGGCGTATCTGAGCAGTCTGGCGAGAAGATCGGCATCGGTATCGACGGCACTATTGCCAGCACCACCGACACTACCGTGAAGGATCGCGAACCCCGTGACCCGAGCAGCCTGGACAACCGCGGGTACACCTGCACCCAAACCAACTTTGACACCGGACTGCGTTACCAAAAGCTGGATCAGTGGGCGAAGTTCAAAGACTTTCAGGCGCGCATCCGTGACGCGATCATCAAAGTTCAGGCGCTCAACCGGATCATGATCGGCTGGAACGGCACCAGCCGCGCCGCCACCTCAAACCCGGCAACCAACCCGCTGTTGCAGGACGTCAACGTCGGTTGGCTGCAAAAAATGCGCCTAGAGAACGAAGCCCGCGTCATGGCCGAAGTTGTGGCTGGCAGTGGCAAGATCGAAATCGGCGCCGGCAAGGACTTCGAAAATATCGACGCGCTGGTTGTCAGCATGGTCAACGAGTTCATCGACCCCTGGTATCAGGAAGACACCGATCTGGTGGTCATCTGCGGCCGTCAGCTGTTGGCCGACAAATACTTCCCGATCATCAACAAAACCCAAGCGCCGACCGAAATGCTCGCTGCTGACATCGTCACCAGCCAAAAGCGATTGGGCAATCTGCCGGCTGTGCGCGTACCGCACTTCCCGGCCAACGGCCTGCTGGTCACTCGCCTCGATAACCTGTCGATCTACTGGCAGGAAGGTACCCGACGCCGCACCGTCGTCGACAACGCTAAACGCGACCGCATCGAAAACTTCGAATCGGTTAACGAAAGCTACGTGATCGAAGACCTTGGCTGTGCAGCCATGGCTGAAAATATCACTCTGAGCTGAGGCGGACACCATGACCAACCCCTGCCGTCGCCATTTTGTTCGTGTCAGTGCCGCCATCGAAGCGGCAGCGGCCAATCCCACTCAAACCATGGCCGGCGCCACGGCCTACGAACATCAGCTCAATCAACTGCTGCAAGACCGTCTGCGCCTGAAACAGGTGCAATCCAACCAGGGCAAAGCCGAACTCAAGCGTCAGTTGCTGCCCGATTACATCCCCTACGTGCAAGGCGTGCTCGAGGGCGGCAAAGGCGCACAAGATGAAGTGCTGACCACCATCATGGTCTGGCGCATCGACGCCGAAGACTTCAGCGGTGCCCTCGACATTGCCGACTACGTGCTCAAACACAAACTGATCATGCCCGACCGGTTCGAGCGCACCACCGGCTGCCTGGTCGCGGAAGAAATCGCCACCGTCGCGCTCAAGGCGCTGAAAGTCGGCGAACCGTTTGGGCTGGCGATTCTGCAACGCACCGCTGAACTTACCGACGCCGAGGACATGCCCGATCAGGCACGCGCCAAGCTGTTTCTAGCCATGGGACGCGTAACGCTGCAAGGCATCACCGACGAAAAGCCCGGCAAACCTGGTCAGGTGCAAGCCGGTATCGACCTGCTGAAAAAAGCCATCGACCTGCACGACGCCTGCGGTGGCAAAAAAGATCTGGAGCGGGCCGAACGCCTGCTCAACAAACTCGCTGCCACCGGCAGCTAACCGAGCGTCCCCACGCACCCCGCCGGCTCGGGGCGGATCGGCCAGTACACTCGTCCTGTACGTGAAGCCTCGACCACCGGCGACCTACAACAGAGCGCAGATTCATGAGCGGATTCGTAGCGGGCAGCAGCGGTAATCCGGCCACCAGCGGCCACATCAACACCGACCCCTTCTGGCCGTCGATCAACCTCGACGACGTGCGCGGCACTTTGCGTATCGACTCCAGCGTCACGCCTATCCGACTGGAAACCGCGACCATCGCTGCGGCCATCAGCGTGAACCGTGAGTTCGCCAAATGGCGCCGCGCCAAACAGGCCGAAGGCTATGCCACCCTCACGGACGTACCAGCCGAACAAATCGAGGACAAATCTGAACTCGTTCACCTCTATCAACGGGCGATCTACGCCGCGACCGGCGCGGAGATCTGCGAGCGTTACCGCTCCTACGACAGCACCAACAGCGGCAACCAGAACGCCGACGAACTGACCCCGAGCATCGACGAATTGCGCCGCGACCAACGTTGGGCTGTGCGCGACTTTCTCGGCCTCGGCCGTACCACCGTGGAGTTGATCTGATGGCCATCAGCATCCGCGCCCAGCAGAACGACACCGTCGATGCCCTGTGCTGGCGTCACTATGGCCGCACCGCCGGCGTGACCGAAGCAGTGCTCGACGCCAACCCCGGACTCGCCGACCACGGCCCGACCTTGCCGCAAGGCCTTGTGGTGCAAATGCCCGAAGCCCAAGCCGCCGCCCCGCGACGGCAGATAGTGAGCCTATGGGACTGAGAACCAACAATGAACAAACCTGATAACCTGCGTGCTCATTTGCTCGCCACCGTCAGTGAGCTGAAGCACAACCCTGACCGGCTTTTGATCTTCATCGACAACGGCAGGATTCGCTGTACCGCCGCGCACACGCTCTCGTTCGAGTACAGCTTCGACCTGCAGGTCATCTTTACCGACTTCGCTGGCCATCCCGACAGTGTCATGTTGCCGGTGCTCGGTTGGTTGAGCGTCCACCAGTCCGAACTGCTGGAGAACCTGAGCAAAGCCTCGGACGGCATCCAGTTCGAGGCCGACATCCTCGACAACAGCAAAGTCGATATGAGCCTAACGCTGCCCCTGACCGAACGAGTAGTGGTGGGCAAGGACGATTTGGGCAACACCACCGTATGCCATCCCGGAGAACCACAACGGACTGCTGACGTCCTAGGTCCGAACTGGATACCTGGCGCACAGAGCACTGGTAGCGAGTGGGTACTACCGCAATGACCAACCGACTGGAAACGCTGGAAGACTGGGCGGCGGGATTGCTTGGGCAGCTTGAGCCAGCATCGCGCAACAAGCTGACTCGTAACATTGGACACGCACTGCGGAGAAGCCAACAGAAAAGGATCACTGTTCAACAGAACCCCGACGGCAGTAAGTACCCTCCGAGAAAATACCGCCGCCTACGCGGTAAAGAGGGGCGAGTGAAGCGAAAACTTAAAATGTTTCAGACGCTTCGCACAGCCAAGCTTCTCAAATTGCACTGCGACGTGAACACTATCTGTATCGGACTTACCGGTCGGACAGCCCGAATTGGCAAAGTTCATCAATTCGGACTCAAAGACCGTACAACACGCAAGGCACCCCTTACTCAATATAGAACCAGACAATTATTAGGTCTAACAAAAATCGAGCAAAACCTTATAAGAGATAAATTACTGGGGAGCCTACTAGCAACGTAGAACCAGCCCCTCGCCAAGCCCTACAATACGACAAACAAGGCTACTCCACTCCTGCCTCATGATCATCAACAAATGCATCAAGAGTTTGGCTAAACACCCTACGATAGGGTTCAACAAATAGCCGCCTGTTCCTAGCGGCATCTAACCACTCAAAACAATCACCTACCTTGTAACGTTCGACTATCAGCTCTGCAATTTTGTGATGACCAATGAGGTATAAGACTTTTAAAACGTAGTCAAACGCCTGACCATTTCGAAGAAGACGAAGAACCTCATGCTTAATTATTTTTGAAACATCCGCACAAGCAGCAAACTTTTCCTTTTCAACCTCAACACAATGAACATAAACCTCCGAATATTGAGAGTCACACGACCCAAATAACGCCTTTAGCTCAGCAACTTGGTTAATATTAATTTTTTCTTTTATTACTGGCCAAACCTCAACCTCTTTCAACCCACGCTCTCGAATTCTCTCAAAACCGCTGATCACTTGGGAATCATCAGAAAAATCAATTGTTTCGATTTTCGGCCTATTTCTTAATAATTCAACATCATTAAGGTCGCACCACGCATCAAAAAAACAAAACAGAACATCTACCGTTAAAAATTTCAACGGTGGGGGCTCCAGCGCAGGTGCTGCGCCATAGTGACCTTTTATTTTGCAGAGTGCATCGCCAAACTCCTTGCTCCCAATACCATACTTAGCCTTCAACTCATTTTTTAGATCTTTGAACTGCTGAGACCCCCATTCCGATTCAGGAGGAATCAAGTCAGCAATTTCAAATAGCTGGGATCTAGAGAGATTTGTTGTATATGTTTTTAAATCATATTCAGAAACAATCTCACAACAAAATGATTCAAAATTATCCAGCAACTTCTCCAGAGCATTAAATCGCCTAAAAAGCACTCCAACATTTATAGTATCGACCTCAACGAGATGCTTTACATTATCACTGTCATTCGGATACCTAAACGTTTGCCCTGTCGCATCCACGGCTGCAATATCAAGAATATAGCGATCAAGAAATGAGGTAAAAAAAACAAAGCGCTCATCTAACCTTATAGACTCCTGCTTTATATAACACCAAATTCTCCCTATGTCGTGTGATCCTTTTAAACTAAAGAAAGGCAATGGATGCCTGTGTTCTGATATTTTCTCAAGCGCTTCGAACGCCCCCTTTAGACGCAATTCAACTGAATGTCGCATATTAAAACAAATTGGGTATACAAACAAATCCACTGGATACTTCGAAGAGTAGTCACTCAGCGCTGCCCTTATCAGCAAATTAGCCGCAGAAGAATAACCTTTAGCATAGTAAAAAAAATCAGGAGACCCGTTGTCACCCACACAAGCATTCGCCCAGGAAGGTTCACCGCCACGAAAAGTCAAATTCCCTTTCACCGACAACACCATTTAATACCATTGACAAGTTAAAAACACAGAGACAGTTGTGTAACTGCCCGTTCATAAACGAAAAATTTCTTATCCCCCTAAACCACACTTGATCTTAACAATTTAATTAGAAACCGCTCCCTGCGACACGCTCCAGCCTGGAGATGTAACTATGCCCTTTACAATTCTCCGAGGCTACCTAGAGCCCCAAAAAAAATAATAATCATGGACATGAATAACTTAATCACCCTCTCCCGACTCGTCGAAAACCTCATCCGCCTGGGCACTATCATCGACATCCAGATGGAGCCCCCGCGCGTGCAAGTCAAAACAGGATCACTCGCTACCGCTTGGCTTCCATGGATCGCCACCCGCGCCGGTGCCGACCGTGCGTGGAATCCACCAACCAAAGGCGAGCAAGTCATCCTCTTCAGTCCCTCCGGCCTGCTCGGCAACGGCATCGTCCTGACCGGTCTGTTTAGCGATCGCATCCCTGCAAACGGCGACCGCGAAGGTCTTCACCGCATCACGTACCGCGACGGCACCGTTATCGAATACGACAGCCTCGCACACCACCTCAACGCCACAATAGCCAAAGGAGGCACCACCAACCTGACCAGCACCGGCGGCATCCACATCGTTGGCCCGATCACCCACGAAGGCGACTACACCCAGACAGGCAACCAGAACGTCACCGGCAAAGTTACCGTGTCCTTGGACGTGATCGCGGCCAACATCAGCCTGGTCAACCACCCGCACGGCAACGTAATGCCCGGCAACGCGAAAACGGGAAAACCGGAATGAACCGAGAAACCGGCGCAGCCCTCGGCCTTGTCGAACACATCGCCCAGTCCATCACCGACATCCTGACCACCCGCATCGGCACCCGCGTCATGCGCCGCGAATACGGCAGCCTGCTCCCCGAGCTGGTGGATCAGCCGTTCAACGACTTCACCCGATTGCAGTTGTACGCCGCCACCGTCATGGCCCTAATGCGTTGGGAAACCCGCATCAGCCTCAGCCGTATCCAGTTCATCGGCGCGAACCTTCAGGGCCAGGCGTCGCTGGAGTTCGAAGGCACCATCGTCGATAACAATCAGCCGCTGAGCCTGAGCGTGCCTCTGCAACTGGGGGGCAGCGTATGAATACTTTTGTCGCCATCGACCTTGGTCAACTGCCGGCGCCGCAAATCGTCGAACAGATCGATTACGAACAAATCCTCGCCGAGCGCAAGGCCTACGCCGTCAGCCTCTGGCCGATCGAAGAACAACCCGAGATCGCCGCCCGGCTCAACATGGAATCGGAGCCGCTGACCAAATTACTCGAGGAAAACGCCTACCGGGAAACCGTCTGGCGTCAGCGGGTCAATGAAGCATCCGTTGCCAATATGCTCGCCCTGGCCAAGGGCACAGACCTCGAACAACTCGCCGCTAACTTCAACGTGAAGCGGCTGGTCATTCAAGCTGCAAACCCAGCTGCCGTGCCGCCCCTCCCCAAGCTGATGGAAAGCGACGACAGCTTGCGCGAACGCGCGCAAATGGCATGGGAAGGCCTCAGCACCGCCGGCCCGCGCAACAGCTACATCTTTCATGCCCGGTCCGCTGACGGACAGGTTGCCGACGCCACCGCCGAAAGCCCGGCGCCGGCCGAAGCCGTGGTCACCGTGCAATCCGTGCTGGGCGATGGAACAGCGTCCCCGGCTCTGCTCGACAAAGTCAAAACCTACCTCAGCGATGACGACCGCCGCCCCGTCGCGGATCGCCTCACCGTCCAGGGCGCCGAGATCATCAACTACCAGATCAAGGCGCGGATCTACCCTTTGAGCAATGGACCTGAAACCGAATTGGTTCTCGCAGCGGCCGAAGCCCAGTTGCTCCAGTTTGTACATCAGCGCCGACGCCTCGCACTGGAGGTTTCCGAATCCATCGTGCATGCCGCGCTGCACGTCGAGGGCGTGCGCAAAGTCGTGCTGGAAGACTGGGAAGACATCGTCGCCACCAAGTACCAGGCGCCGTATTGCACGAGCGTGGAACTGACATTGGGGGTTGAGTGATGACCTACCAGCCACTGCTACCCGGCAACTCGACACCACTGGAACGCCAAGCCGCGCAGGCCTTGGCAGAAATTCAGCGCGTGCCGATTCCGTTGCGCACGCTCTACAACCCTGACCAGTGCCCCCTGCCCTTACTGCCGTATCTGGCCTGGGCGTTTTCGGTTGATCGCTGGGACAGCAAATGGTCAGAAGCCGCAAAACGTGCCGCGTGCAGAGCCGCGTATTACGTGCACTCCCACAAGGGCACCATCGGCGCCTTACGCCGTGTTGTCGAACCGCTGGGCTACCTGATCGAGATCGCTGAATGGTGGCAGACCATCCCACCCGGCACACCCGGCACCTTCACCCTACGCATCGGCGTCCTCGACTCCGGCATCACCGAAGCCATGTACCAGGAACTGGTGTGGCTCATCGACGACGCCAAGCCCCTCACCCGGCACCTGACCGGCCTCGACATCATTCTTGAAACCCGACTCGACACGTTCGTGGGTGTCGCCGTTTACGACGGTGACGATATCGACGTGTACCCGTGGAACAACCCGGATATCGACGTATCAGTCCGGGGCTACAGCGGCGTGAGTCTTTACACCCTCGACGAACTGGATGTGTACCCTCATGGTTGATCAGAACTCTATTTTCGGCGGCATGCTCACGACGTTGGGCGCCGCCAAGAAAACCCACTGCGACGCCCTCGGCGTTCCGTGGCAGCCGAGCTATATGCTGATCGGTGACGCCAACGGCACGGACCCTGTGCCCGGTACGACGCAAACCAAGCTGATCAATCAGCGATACCGTGCCCAACTCAACCAGCTGTACGTTTCACCGACCGACGAAAACGTCCTCATCGCCGAGCTGGTGCTTCCTCCGGATGTCGGTGGTTGGTGGATTCGCGAACTGGCACTCGAAGACGATGATGGCGTGTTTTCGGCAATCGCCAACGTGGCGCCGAGCTACAAGCCACTGCTCGTTCAGGGTTCCGGTCGTAACCAGGTGGTGCGGATGCACATCATCACCAGCGGTACGTCAAATATTCAGCTGAAGATTGATCCGTCGGTGGTGATGGCTACCCGTGACTATGTTGATCGCTCGGTCCGCGCCGGGCCTGTTTTTACATACGTGTCGTCTTCAAGAAGTCTGAAGCCCAAAGAGCTGGGCATCGTTTTGATTGATGCCAGCGTTGCCCCGCTCACCGTTGAGCTCCCATCCGCCAACGCAGCCTTGGGTACCCGCGATGTCATCGTTCACCGCACAGACAACAGCATCCACCGGCTCATGGTGAAAGCGGCGGAGAATAACGCTCTGAAATTTCACACTCATCTCAACCTCGCCGGTTACCCATTTCTCGTATTGATGGGGGCCGGCGATTGGTGGCATCTGCGCAGCGACGGCGCCGGTAGTTGGTGGCCGGTCGGTCGCTTCGACGGTACGCCCTTGGGACGCCCGGTTTTCGAAACCACCACTGTGTTCAACCCCGGTGGTTATGGCGCGCTGAATGGTCAATTGCTCAAGCGCATTGAATGGCCGTGGCTGTGGGATCACGCCCAGCAGTCAGGAATGCTCTATCCGGAAAGAGAGCGGCGAATGGAAGGTGCATGGAGTACAGGTGACGGCAAAACGACGTTTCGCTCCCCCGAGGCGCGAGGCGAGTTTCTCAGAGTGCTCGATCAAGGTCGCTACGTCGAAAAATCCACCCTTACCGGTATCGCAAAAATAGGCAGTCCCATCATTACAGAGGTTAGAACCCAGACAACGCTCATAGCCGGGATGCCTTTCGAAGGCAGCAATTTTCCGAGAGGAACCAAAATCATTGCAGTGAACGATGGGGAAATCGTCGTTTCGACCAAATCGAATTCCGAGGGTCCCGGTACCTGGAAAGTCGCGGGGCGAGTAGCTGGCTCATGGACGTCTGACGCTTTCGAGCAGCACACCCACGCCGCGTCACTGGGTGAAGGCACCGGCAATCTCGATTCGCTGGTTCCTGCATCCGTAGCCCGTGGCAGTGCCCGCTTGCAGCATGTTGTCTCACACAACTTTTCACCTCCCTACCTCGGCCGCATAGGCGACGCCGAAACCCGTCCACGAAACATCGCCTATCCCGGCTGTATCAAGATGATTTGAGGTTCCGATGATTACTTATTTGATTGACGACGCCGGAGCTTTGGCCGGGCCGGTGACGTTTCCCCCGATCCCTGGTTTCGGCCCGCAAGTGCCAGGTAATGCCGTGCAACTGCCCAAGGCTCTTGCGCCTGCGAAGTCTGAACACATCTGGGCCATGATTGAGGGCCGCCCTCAACAGATCCGCGATCTGCGTGGCCCAGTCTTCCGGACTAACGACGGCAGCGAACTCGGTTGGTACGCGCTAGGGGATCTGCCCGAAGGCCTCACTCGCGAACCTCGCCCAAGTGAACATTTCATCTGGAAAAACGGCAAGTGGACGCTCGACAAATCAGCTCAGCGCGTCACTCAAACCCTGCAAGCTCTGGATCGCCGCGACGAATTGCTACGCGAAGCACAACTGCGCATTGCACCACTGCAATACGCAGAAAAGCTCGGCACCGCGACAGACTCCGAAATGGAATGGCTGGTGACGTGGATGCGCTACAGCGTCGAGCTTAACCGCATCGAACAGCAGGATCAGTTTCCCGACAACATCCAATGGCCGACAGCGCCTCATGAGCAACTGCGCCGGTAACGCTGCGTACTGTAGACCCGCCCGCCACAACGACCGCCGCGCGACGTAATCATCCTCCAGCGTCAACCTGTGCCTCGACTTCAAACTCACCGCACAGGCCGCTTCCATGTCCGATTATCTTCATGGTGTCCGAGTCATCGAACTTAACGATGGCTCACGCCCGATCCGCACGATCCCGACCGCCGTCATCGGCATGGTTTGCACCGCCGATGACGCCGATACAACGACCTTCCCACTGGACACGCCTGTGCTGATCAGCAGCGTACAGAGCGCCATCGGCAAGGCCGGTGAAAAAGGCACGTTGGCGATCAGCCTGCAAGCCATCGTCAACCAGACCAAACCCTACGTCATCGTGGTGCGCGTGAAGGAAGGCCAGGACGAAGCGGAAACAGCCAGCGCCTTGATCGGCACCACCACCGAGTCCGGTAAATACACCGGAATGAAAGCGCTACTTGCCGCTAAATCCCGACTGGGACTGGTACCGCGCATTCTGGGCGTGCCCGGACTCGACTCGTTGCCTGTGGCCACCGCTCTCACATCGCTCGCTCAACAACTACGCGCATTCGCCTACATCAGCGCCTGGGGCTGCCAGACCAAAGAAGAGGCCGTTACCTACCGCCGCAACTTCGGCGCGCGGGAAGCCATGGTCATCTGGCCTGATTTCCTCAACTGGAACACCGCCACCAACAAGACTGCGAACGCGAGCGCGGTGGCCAATGCGCTAGGCCTGCGCGCCAAGATCGATCAGCAAACCGGCTGGCACAAAACCTTATCCAACGTCGCCGTGAATGGCGTCACCGGCATCAACGCCGACGTGTTCTGGGATCTGCAAAACCCGGTGACCGATGCCAACTACCTCAACAGCCACGAAGTCACCACGCTGATCAACGAGGGCGGCTTTCGGTTCTGGGGTAGCCGCACCTGCAGCGACGATCCGCAGTTCGCTTTCGAGAACTACACCCGCACCGCACAAGTCCTGTCCGACACCATGGCCGGCGCGCAGATGTGGGCGATGGACAAGCCCATGCACGCCTCACTGGTGCGCGACATGATCGAGGCGGTCAACGCCGAATTTCGCACTAAGGTCGCGGCAGGGTATCTGGTCGGCGGGGGCTGCTGGTATCCCGAAGACATCAACACAAAAGACACCCTCAAGGCCGGCAAGCTCTGGCTGGATTACGACTACACACCGATCCCGCCGCTGGAAGACCTGACCCTGCGTCAACGCATCACCGACCGCTACCTCATCAACTTCGCCAGCCAGATCAACCGCTAACCGGAGAACGGCGCCATGGCCCTGCCACGCAAACTGAAAAACCTCAACCTGTTCAACGATGCCAACAGCTATGTCGGCGTGGTCAAGAGCGTCACCCTGCCGCCGCTCGGCCGCAAGATGGAGAGCTATCGCGGCGGCGGCATGAACGGCCCGGTCAAGGCTGATCTGGGCTTCTCCGATGACGGCATCCAGTTCGAATGGAAGACCGGCGGGCTGGACCTGATCGCGCTGCGCCAGTTCGGCGCCGTGAACGCTTCGGGTATCGCCCTGCGTTTCGCCGGCGCCTTCCAGCAGGACGACACCGGTGATGTAAGCGCCGTTGAAGTGGTCATGCGCGGCCGTCACGAGACCATCGAAATGGGCGACAACCAACCCGGCGAAGACACCGAACACAGCATCACCACCACGTGTTCCTACTACAAGCTCATCGTCGATAACGAAGAAATCATCGAGATCGATCTGCTCAATTTCATCGAGAAAGTGAACGGCGTCGACATGCTCGAAAAGCAGCGTGCCGCGATCGGTCTCTGACCTTCCCCAACCTTTGGACACTCCCATGCAGGCTACCGAAACACACGAAACCACCCCTTCTGCCGATGACAACAGCGTCATCCTCGACACGCCCATCACTCGCGGCAAAACCACGATCGATACGCTCACTCTGCGCAAACCTCAATCTGGCGAACTGCGCGGCGTGCAGTTGATCGAGTTGCTGAACATGGATGTGGCAACCCTGATCAAAATCCTGCCGCGCATCACTTCGCCGAGCATCACAGCGCCGGAAGCTGCCGGCATGGATCCGGCGGACCTGCTGGCCTGTGGCAGCAAGATTTCCGCTTTTTTGTTGCAGAAGTCGGTGAGGACGGATGTCTGCCTCGTTGCGTAGAGGACGCCATGGCTGACCTGGCGGTGGTCTTTCATTGGGCGCCAGCGGACATGGATGCGCTGGACCTGCAAGAGCTGATGGACTGGCGCGAGCGCGCCAGGTTGCGGAGTGTCGTCGATGGCGAATGATCTGAAGCTGCGTGTATTGCTGAGTGCCATCGATCAGGCTACTCGGCCACTGAGGGCGATCAACAACAGCAGCATCGGCGCTGCCCGCGCCTTGAAGGACGCCCGCGAAAAGCTCAAGGCGCTCAACTCGCAACAGAAGGATGTGAGCGCCTGGCGCTCGCAACGTGCGGCGGCCGAGATGACGGCTCAGGCGCTGCAAGCAGCACGCAACAAAGTCAGAACGTTAAGTCAGCAAATGGCCGCCACTGCCGCGCCAACCAAGACCATGACACAAGAATTGCGCAATGCCGTCCGTGAAGCGCAGAAGCTCAAGCAACAACACCAGCACAACGGCGAGCAGCTACAGCGCCTTCGTACTCGGCTACACGACGCCGGTCTCAGTACCAAAAACCTCAGCCAGCACGAACGTCGCCTGCGTGAGCAAACCGATGCTACAAATCAAAGCATCACTGAGCAAACCCTAAGTTTGGCGGCCTTGGCGGCTCAACAGCGAAGGCTGGCAGCGGCCCGCACCGCACTACAAAATCATCGAGATGTCGCCAGTTCAATGGCTGGAAAAGGCACAGCAGCGGCCGCGAGCGGAGGCGCGGCGCTGTATGCCGGCGCAAAGATGATCCTGCCCGGCATCGACTTCGACGCAAGCATGAGCAAAGTGCAAGCGATTACCCGCCTCGATCAAAACGCTCCCGAGCTATCCGATCTGCGCAAGCAGGCACGAGGGTTGGGCAGCTCCACACAATTCACTGCCGGCCAAGCCGCCGATGCTCAGGGGTTTCTGGGCATGGCCGGCTTCCAGCCGAAAGCGATCAAAGCCGCCATGCCCGGCATGCTCGACCTCGCCTCTGCCGGCGGTACTGAGTTGGCCCAGACCGCCGATATCGCTTCAAACATTCTCTCCGGACTCGGCATGGATGCCGAGCACATGAGCAAACTGGGCGACGTACTCGTCGGCACGTTTACCCGCTCCAACACCAATCTGCAGATGCTCGGCGAAACCATGAAATACGCCGCACCAATGGCCAAGACCTACGGCGTCGAGCTGGAAACCGCCGCCGCGATGGCCGGCAAATTGGGTGATGCTGGTTTGCAAGGCAGCATGGGCGGCACGGCCCTGAGTTCGATCATGAACCGCTTGGCAGCGCCGCCCAAAGCTGCAGAAAAAGCACTCGCACAATTGCAGATCCGCACTGCTGATGCTCACGGCAACTTGCGGAAAATGCCGGACATCCTCAAAGAGATTCACGACAAAACCAAAGACTTGGGCACTGCGAAAAAAGGTGGACTGTTCAAGGCCATTGCCGGTGAAGAAGCCGTCAAAGGCATGGCCCAATTGGTGGATCAAGCCGGCAATGGCGAGCTGCAAAAACTGATTGCCAGCCTGCGTGAAAGCCAAGGCGAAGCGGCTCGCACCGCCAAAGTCATGGCTGACAATTTAAAAGGCGACCTGACGACGCTAGGCAGTGCCTGGCAGGATCTGGGCATTGAGTTGCAGGATCAGCAGGACGGGCCTTTACGGTCGCTGATCCAATCCCTTACGGAGGTTATTCGCGGTGTAAAAAGCTGGGCTGCCGAGCATCCAGAACTGGCGGCCGCCATTGTGAAAACCTTAGCAATCATCGCGGGGTTAGTGGTGGTGCTCGGCGGCCTGATGGTGACGGTTGCCGGTGTCATGCTGCCCTTTGTGGCGTTGCGACTCATGCTCCTGAGCTTGGGGATTCGCCTACCCAGCCTGATCAGCCTGTTGTGGAGCCTTGGCCGCAAGGTACTGCCGTTCGTGGGTAAAGCGCTGCTGCTCTTGGGGCGCGCGCTGATGTTGAACCCCGTAGGCTTGGCCATCACCGCTATCGCCGGCGCCGCCTATCTGCTCTATGAAAACTGGGACGCGGTAAAGCTCTACTTCACCGATGCCTGGAAAGAGATCAAAGCAGGTTTCAACGGTGGCACGACCGGCATCCTCAAGACCCTGATCAACTTCAGCCCCGTGGGTTTGCTTTATCAGGCCTTCGCGGCCGTCATGAAATACCTCGGCATTGAGCTGCCCGGCCGGTTTACCGAGTTCGGCGGGATGATTATCGACGGGCTGATTAAAGGGCTGAAGGCCGGGATCGGCGAGCTGAAAAATGTCATGGGCGATATCGGCGACTCCACCATTGGCTGGTTCAAGGAAAAGCTCGGTATCAACAGCCCTTCCCGCGTCTTTGCCGAGTTGGGCGGTTTCACCATGGCCGGCTTCGCTCAAGGACTGGAGCGTCATCGGCGTCAACCTATCGGCGTGCTGAGTGAGTTGGCTTGGCAACTCAACGACACAGCCAACGCGATCAGCGTTATGCCAGGCGGGAAAAGCCACTCGCTGACCGTCGACAAGCGATCTCCGCTCAAACCTTCTACACCTTCGACTCACGACAGCCACGACATTTACGAGATCAACATCCACCCTGCCCCGGGCATGGATCCGTTGGCGATTGGTCGTGCGGTACGCGCCGAGATGACCCGCGTCCAGTACGAGAAAGAAGCCCGCCAACGCAGCCGTTTGGCCGACCTGGAGTAACGCCAATGATGCTTGCCTTGGGCATGTTCGTCTTCAGTCTCTCGACCGCTGCTTACCAAGCTCTGCAACGCCAGACCGAATGGCGCCACGCGAGCAGCAACCGTGTCGGCTCGGCACCGGCTCGGCAGTTTTTGGGCCGAGGTGACGACTCGATCACCCTGCCCGGCGTCATCCTGCCTGAACTGGCCGGCAGCGCTCTCAGCCTCGATGCACTGCGGCTGATGGCCAACACCGGTAAAGCTTGGCCGATGGTCGAAGGCAGCGGACGGATCTACGGCTTGTGGATCATCGAAAGCCTGAGCGAAACCAAGACCCTGTTTTTCCGTGACGGCACACCCCGGCGTATTGAATTCACGGTGAGCCTCAAGCGCATCGATGACGACCGTATCGATCTGATCGGCACCGGGACCAGCGTGGGCATCAGCATCATGAGGGCACTGCTGTGATCGACGTCGCCCTCTCCCGCGTCACCGGTTATCTGGACAAGACACTTTCACGTTACCAGAGCGAAGCCGCGTATCCAGTGCCGGCGTTCCGCATCACTGTAGACGGCAACGACATCGCCCAGATGATCAGCCCGCGCCTGATGAGTCTGGACCTCACCGACAACCGCGGCATCGAAGCCGATCAGCTCAGCATCACCTTCAGCGACCATGACGGCCTGTTGGCCATACCTCCCACAGGCGCGCTAATTCGCTTGTGGCTGGGCTGGAGCGACAACGGCCTGATCGACAAAGGCACCTACACCGTCGACGAAACCGAACACTCCGGCGCGCCCGATGTGCTGACCATTCGCGCTCGATCCGTCGATTTACGTAAAAGTCTGAAGACCAAGCGCGAACGCAGTTGGAGTAACACCACCCTCGGCGACGTGCTCGGAGACATCGCCTTAGGCAACGGCCTGAGCACCACGATTGCCGGCACTCTTGACGGTTTACCCATCCTGCAACTCGACCAGGCCAACGAATCCGACGCCAATCTGATCAGCCGCATGGGCGAAGAATTCGATGCCGTCATCACCGTCAAGGCTGGCTGCCTGTTGTGTCTCCCGGCCGGCGGCGGAAAGACCGCCAGCGGCGCCGAACTGCCCCACATCACCCTGACTCGCGCCGACGGCGACCAACACCGCTACCTGCAAGCCGACCGCGATAGTTACGACGGAGTGCGCGCCTATTTCTACGACGTGAACAGCGCCGAAAAGCAGCATGCCATCGCGGGTGGCGGCGAAAACCTCAAGGATTTGCGGCACACCTATAGCGATCGGCAATCGGCCCTACGCGCCGCCCGCGCCGAATTCAACCGACTTCAACGCGGCAGCGCGACGCTCAGCTACACGCTTGCCATCGGCCGACCCGATCTGATCCCGGAACTGACCTACACGCTCGAAGGTGTGAAACCTGAGATCGACGAAATCATCTGGTATGGCGGCAACGTGCAGCACTCCCTCAGCGCAGACAGCGGCTACACCGTCAGCCTTGAGCTTGAGAGCAAGTTGCCGGAAGACACGATAGAGGGGTTGGCCGAGGAGAACAAAGGCGAATTCACAGGCGTCATCGCGTACTACCGAGACAAGAAAAACGGTGTGCAGAAGCCGGTAACGACTGGAGACCAGCGCAAGCCAAAACGCTTACGTTGGCTGTACGCCACTGAGAGCACCGCCAAACGTGCGGCAGATCGCGAATGGAAAAAGCTACAACGAGAAAAACCATGACCCATCAAGGACGATTGCATGCAGGACATACGATGCGGCCACTGCTGCCGCAAACTCGCCGCTGCCAGCGGCTTCACTGAATTACAGATCAAGTGCCCGCGCTGCCGGACACTCAACCACTTGAAGGCCCCGAGCCTCCCCCCAGCGTGCCGCGAGCATCCAGAACAACGAGTTCCTGAATGCCCAAACCCACCCTTGGCAGCCTGTTCGCAGGCATAGGAGGCTTTGATGTCGGATTTGAAAACGCGGGTTACCGCAGCGCCTGGCAAGTTGAACTCAACCCCATCAACCGAGCTGTGCTTGCCGATCGATTTCCCCACGCCCAGCAATTCGAAGACGTGCGCCACTGCGGCGCTCACAACCTCAGCAGCGTCGACGTCCTCACAGCAGGATTCCCCTGCCAGGACATCAGCATCGCCGGCGCCCGAGAAAGCAACCGAGACACCTGCGGACTGCGCGGCGAGCGCAGCGGATTGTTTTGGGAAGTCATACGAATCCTCAAGGAAATTCAACCTCGCTGGGTGGTGCTTGAGAACGTCGTTAACCTGCTCGCTGTCAACGATAGCCACGACTTTGAAACAGTCATCCGGGCCCTTGCGGACTGCGGGTATGTGGGATTCTGGCGAGTGCTTAATGCTCAATATTTCGGAGTCCCCCAGCAACGTCGTCGAATATTCCTGGTCGCCGGTTATCGACAAATGCCCCCCTTCGAGTTCCTGGCTGACGCCGCGCCAGTGGACGCAATACCTCCAGCGTCTCAATCGCAGCACTGGCCACGCCCCGCGGATGTCTGGGCTGCCAATACTCTACTTGCGGACAGAGCCGCCTCTCAGATCGCTATGGGCTGTACCACTCTCGTCGCTCACGCGAACGGATGGGATCAGATGGCTGAGCGGCAGCGAGCGGCTGAGGATGATGGGTTTTGCCTCGGATTGGATGCGGCCAACCTTGCAGAGGCTTTCGGTGCCGGAAATGCCGTTGTTACGCAGGTGGCGGAGTGGATAGGAAGCGGTTTGATGTCGACAACATGAATCAATGCGTAGAGGCCTGGAGCAATCTAGAACTCTGCGCGCAATTAACCAATTGCATAACTGGGTCCTGAACCTCACTACCGGAGTATTTCTTGCATTCAGCAACGACGATGGCACAATAGCATCACAACCAACACCACGATAGAGTTCTTTCATGGACGAATTTTTTAAGCTTCTAGCCTGCATTATTCTGCCCTTTGCCTTCAGTATTCTTATAGTTAAAATTGCATTCAAAGCATATAACTCATTAAAAAAACGACTTAATAATCAATATAAAGAACTGACTCCCTTTTCTCTTGATGCCAGTAGAGGATTAGCAGAGCAAGGTTATCTATGGCTAAGCATTTTAGCTCCGGTCTTGTACTTTTTCACTCTCGGTTACTTTTCTTGGCAAGGGTATACAATCTCGATCAACTCGGACGGGCTATCCGAATTTTTGAGAATCAGCACCTTACCAATAGCACTTCTCTCGCTCTCTATCCCGCTATCAATTCTGGTCGCGCGAATACATGCAACCCATCAAACATCTATCCAGATTACCGCCACCAATGTAAAAAACAATATGGATGGCTATTACGCTCATCGAAAAGCAATGTTTGAGTACTTCGGCACCTTGAAGCAGATTACATACCCAGGCGACATAGAAGGTGACTTCCACGCGCATCCTAGACTGCATTTACGTTTCTTTAAAGATGAAGGCCCGACAAATGGAACACCGAAGGTAGATACTGCTCGATTTGATTCAGCAATTGAAAACTTGACAGCAATTCAAATTCATATTCACGCTGCGCTCCTAAAGGAAACCCCACATACAACCGCCGCATTAAACTACGCAGATGCATGCAATAAAATCTATGCCTTGGCGGGGCTATTAACACTACCAAACATATATGAGACGCTAAAATCAGCTAGTAAAGATTATACAATTTATGACGCCGTCAATCTTTCTTCGCCCAACAACCTTACTTTTACATGCGTCGGCAGTACAACTAAAGAGCTAATAGGCTCTTATAGATACATTCGCTCATATCTGCGCGTACTCTGCGAGTTTTCAGGTTACGACGTCAGTTTCTTCGATAAAAAAGAATATTTAGCCATTGACAAGGGTGATAAATACAACTCCCATCCTTATTACTATCTAGAGATCTCTGAGATATTAAACCTCGCCCAACCGAGCATTCATAAAGTGGTCACCGCCCAACGGAAGGCCCAAGCTCAAGCCATCGAACAAGAAACCTCTGAGAAGTAGACCAATACAATGGCAATAATTTCAGTATTAATTTTATTTTTCGCTTCTCTTTTTATATTTTGCGCATTGGAAAAAATGGTATCCGTAAAAAAACCACCTAATAAACCATTACAAATAATCATAAATTACAGCTTCAAAAGCTGGACAACTCTTGATGTTATCGCTTTACTCTTAATTGGCAGTACAGCTATCTTTATAGCTTTAGCGCTATTAATCACCCTTGGTTTTACCTTCCCTAAATCGATAGCCTACTCGCTATATTCGATCATATGCGGCAGCACTGTCATATTTGCTATCATTCACTATCGCATTCATAGACTTTACCTTTCAAACACCACAGCTTTCAATCTGCTGGGCGCCATACTAACCATTATCATCACATTGATAGCCAACAGCCTCGCAGATGATGCCATTACTGGCTACACGAATGTAGAGGCCGGTCAATTTTCGGCGGCCCAGAAAATGTTCACATTCATAGGAGTTATTGGCATATGGCTCTACATAATCATGCGCATCAGCCTACCTACATATCTATTAATCGCAACGCATGCTGCATTAAATTTTATAAGATCTAACAAAAAAACACCAAAATATGTAAACTCCTACACTACAAACTCAATTTTCAACAAAAAACTTTCCTACAGAGGGCTTATTTTGACGCTCGGCTTTTCATACTCCGTAATTATATATCTAGGGTTTTTACAATCCCTTGCCTCTTCAGCCGACGCACAGTTAAAAAAGATACTAGTCTTCTCTTCATTTCATCTCCCCCCCGAAGCATGCGATATAAAAACCTCAATTACCGGAACAAAAATTGCACTAATTAATGATAAAAAAACAGTCGTAGCGAAACCAGACAGAGAACTTGGCTATACCTTCACCATTGAAGAGTGCAAAATCCAACCACCGATAGTGGAACGAAAGCCACTAGCCCCCATCCACTATTTGAAGGACACGCATACCAATTTTATTTCATCAAAAAACATAAGTCCTATGACGTGCCCGGTTCGATATTGCTCAGTGCTTAACAGCGGACCTTGCATCTGAGAAACGCTGACAATCAGTGTTGAGGCATGAAGTGATCGTGATGAGAACATCGACAGAATTGACACTGTGAAGCACTCCGCCTGATGAATGCTCAGACACTACCGGACAAGCTTCCTCCTCAACCCTGAATGTCAATTGCACTTCACAGTCCATAGCTGATCAAGACTAGTGGTAAACGTCTGACTCATCATCTCTCGACGCATCCCCCAATCAGGCGTCGCAGGCACGCTTCCAGTACGCAGCGTCCCCCTGCCCCAGCGCTGATTGATCTCATCCAGAACTCCCATGACCTTTTCCGCAGCAGCTGGCTGGGACTGAGCAAACAGGTCATCGGTGAACTCACCCGGCTGCCGCAGATCCATCAGCAAAACTTCAGCCTTACTGTATTTGAAGCCAGGCCGAAACAGACGGTTGACCGCCTCCACGGCCGCCTTGGTCAGCAGACGCACGTCGTTGGTGGGATATGGCAGTTCAACCAGCGCGCCATTGGCATACTTCGCTTCCTCGGGGTTGAACATGCCCGTGCGGATGCTGACGCGGATTTTCTTGCACAGTGAACTCTGCGCGCGCAGCTTTTCGGCTGCCCTTTCCACATAGGTGGCCACCGCTTCCTTGATCGGCTCGATGGTGGTCAGGCGTTTGCCGAACATACGGCTACTGCAGATCTCTTGCTTGGCTGGCTCGGCCTCGGTGAGTTCCAGGCATGAGGTGCCAGAGAGCTCACGCGCGGTTTTCTCGATCACTACGCTGAATTTCTGTCGAAGCGTCCAAGGATCAGCCTTGGCCAGATCCATCGCGGTTTTGATGTTCATGGTCTCAAGGTGAGCTTTCATCCGGCGCCCGACGCCCCAGACTTCACCGGCATCGGTGTTACGCAGCACCCAATCCCTTTTCACGGGATCGCAGATATCCACCACGCCGCCAGTGTGGGCTTGCAGCCGCTTTGCAGTGTAGTTGGCGAGTTTCGCCAGGGTTTTTGTTGGAGCGATGCCGACGCCTACCGGGATGCCCGTACCCTTGTAGACAGTTGCGCGAATCGTTCTGCCGAATGCAGTCAGATCCCCGGGTATGCCGGTCAAATCGGCGAAAGCCTCATCAATGCTGTAGACCTCAACGGCGGGCACCATGGACTCGATGATTGTCATCACGCGTTCGCTCATGTCGCCGTACAGCGCGTAGTTGCTGCTGAAGACCTGCACGCCTTGGTGGCGCAAAACGTCTTTGATTTGAAAGTACGGCGCGCCCATTTTCACGAAGGGTTTGGCGTCATAGCTGCGGGCAATAACGCACCCATCGTTGTTGCTCAGGACGACGATGGGGGTCTTGGCTAGATCAGGGCGAAAGACTCGCTCGCAGCTTGCGTAGAAGCTGTTGCAGTCAATGAGGGCAAAGACCTGCTCACGACCTGCCATGGTCGCGCACGCTATAGGTCACTACACCCCAAATCACCAATTCGTCACCCTCCATTACGTAGCGCGGCGGGTATTTGCTGTTTGCCGATAGCAGCATGACGACGTTGTCGCGGCGGTGTAGGCGTTTGCAGATGGGTTCGGCGTTGAGGCCGGCGATGACAATATCGCCGTGTTCGGCATTGAGGCTGCGATTGACGATGACCAGATCGCCGCAAAATATTCCCGCGCCTTGCATGCTGTCGCCCTCGATCTTGGCAAGGTAGACGTGCGGCGCTCGGATATCGAACAGCTCGTCCAGGGAGATATGCTTTTCGATGTGGTCGGCGGCTGGGGACGGAAAACCCGCCGGTATACGGAACGAGTAAAGCGGGAGCGTTTCGCCGCCCGCCGACAACGGGCCAAGGATGGTGACACTCATGATTCGAACCTGGATGAGAAATGGACTGTAGAGACGAGATGCCCCGTCACTGCCTACTCATCGCTATTGATGTCGAGCATCGATTCCACCGCAAAGGCTAGCGCCCCATCCGCCAACTCAAGCAGATCGCAGAGGTCCTCGCTATCAATCACCTTATTTGTGTATAGGGTGCGGGCTCCGGTCAGGAGTGCTTTGTGGTGAGCGCCTGGTCGAGCGAAAAGCGCGGATCTATCGGCGAGCATCGCCTGCCAGTGCGTTAGGTCTTTTGGCTGTGCGACAGATGTGACAGTGATTGAGCTTTTCATCGATTCAGTTTCCCATGCGAATAATACTGTACGCATAACCAGTATATTCAGGGTCTTCGGATGATACCTACAGATGCCGACGAAATGCCCTACGCGACTTCAAGAAATGAATGATGGAAAATATTATTTTTGACAGTTTTTAAAGGCAAAAAAAAAACCCGTCTCAGCCGAAACTGAAACGGGCTTTTCCCCACAAAAACGACTACTACTTCAGGTCGTCGAAGTGGTCTCGCAGGAACTCGTAAAAGCGAAACGCTTTAAACAATCTCCATACGAGGCTCAGCGTACGCAGCAAAAGCTTCATACGTTTTGGCCTCCAGGTTGGGGGCCAAACCTCCAGCACACTTACCGGATCACGCGTGCCTTCAGCAGATACGCCAGTATTGCCTGTGAGGCGGCCGGTTGAGACCCCTCCGAGGCATCATCCGGCACGGGTGCAAAACCGTGTCAGAGGGCATAAATCTGTTATGCCACCAGCCAAACCTCACCGCCGCACTGGCATACGAGCGACGGCATCTTAACCTGATCCACAGGGGTTCTCTGGCAAAAGGATGAGGGGCTTTTGTAAATCGGTATTTCTGCCAGCATCATCGCTTCGGGGTATCGACCAAAAAGCACTTTTCGGCGATTTGGTCGTGTGGCTCAAAAATCACCTTGCGAGGATGAGCGAAGATTAATACCATGACCGTACGCCAGTATTGTCTGTGAGACGTACTTAGCCCGAGCCGCAAGCGAAGGCTTAACAAAAGAACCGCCCTGCAAAGGCGGTTTTTTTTCGCCTGCCGTTTGCAGGTACGGTGTCAGCGATTTCCCGAATACGGCTTTTGAGTTACGCGATCAAGTCGGGCACAGGTTTCGAGATAATCGACTACAGCCTCTTGAAACGCTATTTGCAGCTCTGCGACTGAAGCCCCGTGGAATCCAACGAGATCTTTGATACCTATTATCTGGCCGACAAAAAGGCCATCTTCATCACTGTATTCAATTCGGCCCGCATAGCCGTTGTATCTCATGTTGCTCACTGGATGACTCCTGATCTCTCATGGAAAGCCTACGCGTCACAGGCAAGTGAGTCCGCGGCTTGTTGGCAGGAACATCAGAATATCGAGTGACTCTGGTCGAAGTTGTAGGCAAAATCCGCGAGTTGCGTAAGGAAGCACGACTTCTCAGCTTTGAGTAGGTAAGCGCCTTGCCCATCCTCAACTCGCCGGAATATTCTCTAACCGTCGCTGCACATCCAGCGATCGGGCTTGGTAACCCGACGAGTTGCGTAACAGCGCCCCGCTCACTATTGCAGGCTTTCTAGTCCGAAATCGTGTGTTATGGCGGCTGTGCGTGGGACGCCTTCGGGCGTGCCGGTTCCCTTGACTCCCGGTTTACCAACCTGCGCACAGCTGCCACCCATTTCGCTTGGTAACGAAATCGGCAGCACCCTATGTCAAGGAGTTAGACAATGCCTTCTATAAATCCGCTTCAACTCCCGCATCACCCTCTAAGCACTGCATCAGTCTTCTTTCATAACGTCTCCACATATGGAGGTGCCAAATGATCGAAGAAGCCGAAGAAAAAACCATCGGTCACACCCACTTCATCTATTGCGCGGACAAGCCACTGTTTCAGGTTTGTGCGGGCGTTCCGTTCAAGGACGCATTGACTCAGGCATCAGATCTGCTGTGCCTGGCCAAATCACTGGCAGAGGACGCCGCTTTCGCGAAGGAAACTGACCGATATGCCTGGGGCGCACACTTCCTGACGGTGTTCGCAAAAGCGGTGGTCGATGATGTCCTCAAAGCCATGTCACCACGCCCCGGCCCGGTGACTCTGAAAGCCGCAAAATAGCGAGCGGAGCTTCTGCGTTTGAGTGCTTCGACGGTGGTTGGGCGTGCTTTGGCGCCCTCCCCCAAGCATCAAAAAGCCCGACGCAGGGCCGGGCTTCCTTTGGGCTTTCCATTTCTATCCAATTAATCACAAAAGTTATGGGTCGCTCGAACTGAACAAGTATCACGGCTTGTGGATAAGCGCCTGTGATATGCGCTGTATGTATCCACGATCCGCTTCAGACATCGCTCTATACCATGTAAGAAGATTCCGCTCTTCTTGCGTTAACTCGGACATTTCGCACTTTGGTTTATCCGTGCGTATGTTCTCTTTTTTGTCTTGATCCAAATGCCCACTACTCCATTAAGTGCATTGAGGGGCAACGTTACTCATGAGTGTGGAAAATCAAAACTGAAATCCGTCGTAACGAATGTTTTAAATCTCGACGAGTTATTTCTTGGCAGCAGAAAGGTGGGTGACTTCGGCCATAGCGCCGACAATTCGATGCACAGCTTTTTGGTCATATTCAGACAGCGTTCGAAGCTGTTGAATGAGTTGGTTCTCAGCAGCATCCAGCTCGTTGGCAGTTGGCGATAGACGTACACCGGTCAAGACGTAAAGGACGTCCGCACCGGCTCTGGCCACGGCGATGAGGTAGGCAGAATCAGGATTACGCTCGCCTTTTTCATAGCTGCCCTGCGTGTTGCGAGTGATGCCGCCCTGCTGTGCAAAGGCATCTTGGTTAAGGCCCAGGCGCGTCCTTTCCTCGCGCAAGCGCTCACCTACTCCAACGTCCAAGTCTTCCTGAGATGCACAACTTTTCAAGCTTTCACCCTTTACAGGCCCAACTATTTGGGCATAATGAAATCAAACCAACACGAATGCACACGAATGGACACTATGCCCGCCCCACTCACAACCGAGCAAGCCCGAGCGGAACTTGATCGGAAAGGCATCAGCCTTGCCGAGTTTTGTCGCCGTAATGACCTCAATAGCAACTTGGTCAGTGATTTGCTCAACGGCCGCAAGAAAGGACTTCGCGGCAAAGCTCATAACGCTGCGGTGTTGCTGGGCATCAAGGTCGGCACTGTTAGCGCCGGAGACTGAGATTCAAATCGTTCACTCAACGCAAGGATGCCGCCATTGAGCACTTACAAACTTGTTTGCCCCCATTGCCATAACCGCATGCGAATACGCACCAGCGAAGGCACTCACATTTTTCTGCGTGTCGCTTATCTGCAATGCCTCAACGAAGCCTGCGGCTGGTCTGTCCGGGCTGAGTTTGAGATGACGCATGAGATGAGCCCCAGCGGTATGGCAGACCCTACCGTGCAACTTCCCCTGGCGTGTGTGGCGCTGCGTCGAGCGGCCATGCAGCCCGATGACAATCAGATGTCGTTGATTCCGCCTCAGGCAATGGAGGCCGGACGATGAACACCATCCATTTCGCCCCTGACTATCGCACCTGCATGCAGGACGCAGCTCACGCCTACCTGTTGCGGCATCGAGCTGAGTACCTCGTCGACTCAGATCGCTTGTTCAGCAGCGCCGAACACCATTTGATCGTAGCCCTTGAGGTTCCGGCCAACCTCGCAGAAAAGCTGGTGTACCTGGCGTGGAATGACTTGCTGCAGGCCGAACGCGCGCCGGGCTAGGTCACCGACACGCTCTAACCCTTCTCATATCAGTACCCCGCATCCCTGATCCGCAGGGTGATGGGAATGCTTTGCCTAAAAATCGAGGATTTCATGGAAGATTCCATCTGCATCAACCTGACACTGAGCCGTATCGAAGCGTGCAAGCTTCTGGATGACATTCGCGATCTGTATGCCGCACTTCATCAAAAGCACTGGGACGAAGAGCTATTCAGCCTCATTCCCATCGAACACAGGCTCAACGCAATGCTGGCAGCCATTCCGTCGTTGAAAGTTAAGCAGCAGTTGATCACTGCGCTCTCTGAAGAAATCTGGAGAAGGCGTTCTTGGTGAGTGCCTTTCCCAGCACTTTGCACGCCGATGTATTGCAGCGCCTCGCAGATGACTACGGACTCAAGCGCCGCTTGAGCACCGATTATCTGCGAGGCGGCAAATGCCCCGCGTGTGGAAAAAAGGAACTCTACACGCGCTATTCAGAGCCTTGGCTGCTCATTTGCGGACGAGAAAGCAAATGCGCGCAGCGGTGGCACCTCAAGGATATCTACGAAGACTTGTTCGATGATTGGAGCAAGCGTGCGCCCTCCTCTGAGCAATTTCCCTTGGCGACCGCTCGGGCTTACCTTGAGTTTGCCCGAGGCTTTCGGTTTGAACTGATTCAGGGCTGGTTCTCTCAGGAAACGTATTTCTCTGAGGCATTAAACGCCGGCAGCGCCACGGTGCGGTTCACGCTGGAAAAGGGAGGTTACTGGGAGCGCCTGATCGATCGGCCGCATCGCTTCGGCAAGATGAAAGCGCGCTTCAAGCCCGGCGACAGTCCGCGTGGTGTCTGGTGGTACCCGCCCTCTATCGAGCTGCTGGAGGTCAAAGAGCTGTGGATTGTCGAGGGCATTTTCGACGCGATCGCTCTGGTGCATAACGGCATCGCGGCAGTGTCCGCGATGTCGTCAAACCTTTTCCCTGAGGACTCATTGAAGGAGCTGGCGCGCCAGCGCGGCGGCAAGTTGCCCAAGCTGGTTTGGGCACTGGACAACGAACCGGGCGCGCACAAGTACACCAAGCGCTGGGTGCGCAAGGCTCGCGTCCTGGGTTACGAATGCGAGGCAGCGCAGATCCCCCAGACGGACAGCCGCAAGGTCGACTGGAACGATCTACATCAGCGCTGGGCTTTCATAGATGACGAAAATCAGCGCGCCGAGCAGATCAAAAAAGACATGGCCACCGCCCGCTATCACGGCTCCTTGCTGATAGCGGAAAGCGCCTCGGAAAAAGGCGTGCTGATGTATGACTGGCGCGAGCGCCATGAATTTCACTTCGGCTTCGACAGCCGTTTGTACTGGTTCAAGATGGACCTGGAGAAGTTCAGCCGGGCGATGCATGCGCTGGAATCTTCCGACCTTCACGAAGACCAGCTTCTCAGCGAAGGCCAGCGCCGGCAAAAAGCCCTGCGGCAATGTGGTGGTGTCGTAGAGATCGCCAACTGTTACCCGCAGGCCCTGTATTTTCAACGCAACGAAGTCACCGATGAATCCTGGTATTACTTTCGCGTCGACTTTCCCCACGACAGTGGCAGTGTGAAAAACACTTTCACCGGTGGCCAGGTCGCCGCCGCCAGTGAGTTCAAAAAACGGTTGTTGGGGATGGCTGCCGGCGCGGTGTTTACCGGCAGTAGTAAGCAGCTCGACAAGATCATGAAGGATCAGCTGTTCGGCTTGAAGACCGTTGAGACGGTGGATTTCATCGGTTACAGCAAGCAGCACAGTTGCTACGTGTTCGGCGATCTCGCAGTACGGGGCGGCATCGTCAGCCTGGTGAACAAGGAAGACTTTTTCGAATTCGGCAAGCTGCGACTCAAGACACTCCAGAAGTCGATCACCATGCACATTCAGCGCGACGGGAAGCAGTACCGTACTGACTGGCTGCCGATGTTGTGGCTGTGCTTTGGTGCCAAGGGCATTGTCGCCCTCGCCTTCTGGTTTGGCTCGCTCTTCGCCGAGCAGATCCGAGCGAAGTACAAGTCGTTTCCGTTCCTTGAAGTCACCGGTGAGGCCGGCGCCGGCAAGACCACATTACTGACTTTTTTGTGGAAGCTTCTCGGCCGCGAGCATGAGGGTTTTGATCCGTCGAAATCGACCCGGGCCGGACGTCAGCGGGCGATGGGGCAAGTTTCCAATATGCCGGTGGTGCTGATCGAAGGTGACCGGAATGAACCAGACAAAGCGCACGCCAAAGGCTTCGACTGGGACGAGCTGAAGGACTATTACGGCGGCGGCACGCTCGGCACCAAGGGCATGAAAACCAGCGGGAACGAGACTTACGAGCCGCCGTTTCGCGGTGCGATTGCGATCAGTCAGAACGCCGATGTCAGCGCTTCCGAAGCCATCCTCACGCGGATCATCAAATCGCACTTTGCGCGGCCGGAGGTCACGACTGAGAGTCGTGCGGCCGCTGACAATTTGAATCTGATCCCGGTTGAGCAGTTGAGTCATTTTTTGCTGCTGGCCGTACGCGCTGAAACGCAGGTGATGACTCGGTTCGCCGAGCGCGTGCTTGTTCATGAGCGGCAGTTACGCGAACTCAAAGATATTCGCGTTGAACGGATTATCAAGAACCACAGCCAGTTGATGGCTCTGGTGGATTGTCTGCGTTTGGTGTGCGCGCTCGACGACAACCAAGTAGCCACAACACAACAAGCGCTGATATGCATGGCGCTGGAGCGACAAGCCGCGATCAGCGCTGACCACCCGCTGGTTGCCGAGTTTTGGGAGGTTTTCGAATACCTCGAAAGTATTGGCGAAGGCCCGCAGGTCAATCACAGCATCGACCCGAAACTGATCGCCATCAATCTCAACGAGTTCGCCGAAATGGCCAGCGTGCATCGACAGAACCTGGGCGACCTCAAGACATTGCGCGGGCTGTTGGTGAATAGCCGCAGCCGCAAGTGGGTGGAGACCAATAAGGCGATCTACAGCGCGGTGCGTGCTGCGCAAGCCGCCTGCCATGGGATACCCAAAAAAACCACAACGGTGCGCTGCTGGATTTTTCAGCGTGCCTAACCCCCTGCAATCAAAGGATGACCCGGTGCCATGGTGCTGGGATGTACTCAATGGAGCAACACAATGCAGACGATGGATTTATGGCTTTCGCCCGCCTCGAGGGTGAAGCGACATTTCAACTTACACACCTGCTCTTTCGACGTTGATGGGAGGGAGTTATGAAGAGGAGAAAAGCGTTCCCCTGGAGTCTGGATTTGAACGGTATTTGTGATCAGTGCGGAAAGTCACGGGCGCATGGTGACCATCAGCGGTGTAGCAAGGCGCGGCAGTTGGCGGCGGCACAGCGTCGAGTTGAGGAGGCCCGGACAGGAAAGCCCTCGACTCGGAGACGGAGTGCTGGGGTGTTTTGGTTGTTGCGTCAGGACTGAGATCAGCACACACAGCACAGGAGGTGCATATGGCAGATGGCGTAGAGGCCCGCGGGAATTCCGTGCGGGTCTACTTTCGTTTCAATGGCGAGCTTTGCCGGGAGCGCATCCCGGGAGGCAACACAGCGGCCAACCGGGAGCATGCAGCCCGCCTGGTGAACATAATCGAATACGAGATTCAGGCTGGAACATTCGATTACAGCCGGCACTTTCCCGACTCAGGCAAGCTGGTTGAAAACACTTTCGGCCATTACCTGAATCTGTGGCTAAAGATCAAAAGCAACAGCGTTGCCGCAACGTCTTACCGAGGTTACTCCAACAAGGCCGAGGTGCATGTGCGGCCGCGCTGGGGGAAGGTTCAGATCGACCAAATCGATCATCTGGACCTGCAGGAGTGGGTACAGGACTCGCTTTCGAAACGACTCAAGAACAAGACCATTCGCGACATCATCTGCAATGTGCGGCAGGTGTTTCGGCTGTATCGCACCCGGAAAAAGGTCGCGCATGATCCTACGGAGGGACTGTTCGTGCGCCTGCCGGATCCTGAGGCGCCGGATCCGTTCACCCGAGCGGAGATCAAGCAGATCCTGGAAACGCCAACGTCACGCACTCAAGAGGTATTGATGGTGCAGTTCATGATTTGGGCGGGACCGCGGGTTTCAGAAACGATCGCGCTGGCTTGGGAGGATGTAGATCTGGAGCAAGGGACGGTGACGTTTCGCCGATCGAAGGTGCGGGGGGCTTATCGGGTGACGAAGACTAGGCGGTCGACGCGGAGGGTTAGGCTGTTGGCACCGGCTTGGGATGCGTTGCGCAGGATCGATGCGATCAACAAAGTGAAAAGAACCGAGACGGTCGAGATTGTTGAGCGAGATAACAAGACGGTTCGCAAGCACACGCTGCGCTTCGTTTTTTTGAACAGCAAAAGCGGATTGCCGCATGTGAGTGATTTTGTGGTCAGGGATCGGTTTTTTAAGACGCATTTGAATGCGGCTGGGGTTCGGTACCGAGGGCCGGGGCAGTGTCGGCATACGTATGCCAGTCAGTTACTGACGACGGGGGTGGCTTCGATTGACTGGATTGCGGAGCAGATGGGGCATACGAATGGGAATATGATCCGGCAGCATTATGGGACTTGGATTAATGAAGATGGGCCGGATGTGATTGGAATTTTGGAGATTGCGCTAAAACTGTAACCATTTTCAGTTTGTCCTTTATGGACGCGCGCCAAATATATTTTTATTACTCAGTAAAAAATAATGTAAATGCATCCACCATTTGGCTGGCAGGCCACAGCAACCCATAAACTTGTCTCCTACTTATAATTACCAGGCCTGCCAGCATAATCATGCATCAAATAATTAGAGTTTCATCCACATCTACTTGAAGGGCACTAAACAGAGCCTCACCCATCTCATGCTTATGAACAAGATGATGATGAACACCAGAAGCGGGTGAAGAAAAAGTACCTACCAACGCGTCACCCTCCCGCTTCAACAAATGATAAAGATCTGCTTTTTGATATACGTAGGTTCCCTCAGGAATTTTTGCTCTTCCTTGATCACCAAATATATACATTTCTGACGGCTTGAGCGATAGCGACCCCACCGGTATTTCTACAGTTAAGAGATCGACTTTACGGTCTGCGACTGCGCAATTAAACCCTTGATGTAGCTGAGCCATCACCGGAACAAAATAAGTATTAATTACGCTATTAGAACCTTCCCTAGTTACAGATGGCTGAAAAAAGAATACCCCATCAAATCCATAGTCATTCTCATGCTCTTCCAACATTGATTCGCATGCTTCTTTTAAGACTGAAAGCTCGGTGGAGCTGTGCACCCTGACCCAGAGAATTCGGAAGTAATTATCAGCCAATGGCAATTGAGCCCGTAAATTTTCGCCTGCTTGAGTTAACTTATCTCTCGCATTTTTTAATGCATTACGATGTTGAGGACAATAAACCAATACGGCATGAGAATAGAACGATGAAGCGAAGGTCTCCTGAGAAGGCTCAAGCTCATAAAACCTCATCGTGCAACCTTGATAATTGTATGAATCGTATCTTTTGAGTTTATTGCGAACGAAATCTATCAGGTATTCAAAAGTACTTGCCTGGATGTACGAATCAGAAAACAAAACCAATCTAGCACATACGCCCAATTTCCGAACTCTTTCAGCGAAAGCATCCTTTAGCAAATCGCTTAATCGATGAAATTCCGTCTCATGCAAAGACATCGTTTGACTTTTAATTGATATGAAATACTTGAAGCCACTTGGGAAATCAACTACGAAATCATAACCTTTTTGATTTCCCGAGGCCGGAGCAACTTTTCCGGAGCGCGCCCTAATAGATCCACAAGTCAAAATTTCGGTAATAAACCCATGAGAGTTTTCAATATTTGACTTAATTTTTTTAGCTGTCGTGACTAGCCACTTCCTATGTATTCTGGTCAGCTCTATAATGGTTTTTCCAAGTCCAAATAGCTCGTTGGTAGCCAACCAATCCTTTCGCTTCCAGAGCGTTTGAAGTCGGTGTCCATCCGCTCCCTCTAACCAAGCCCTACCAAAAAGATCTTCGACAGCAGCAATGCAATCCGTCGCAAACTCCACAGGTTTAAGTCCGGTGGAATCACGCAAATGCGATGTGTCCCGACCAAAACGATCAAGTGTGAACTCTCCCATCACTGCACTCTCCATTTGCGATCTCTAAAAAATGGTTCGCCCTAGCACTTAACTGCGACTTCCCGTCCATCAGCCTATGTGAGGATCCCTTCCTCATAGAAAGAGGGAAAAAATGGTTAAAATTCCCATAATGTTCCCATATCGCCCTTTTCCAGACGCCAAAAACCACAAACCCCCGACTTTCTCTAGGAAAATCAGGGGTTTGCGTTTACTGAATATGGCGGTGAAGGAGAGATTCGAACTCTCGATACAGTTTCCTGTATACACACTTTCCAGGCGTGCTCCTTAAGCCACTCGGACACTTCACCGTATCTCTTCAAACATGTTCTGTCTGTCGAGGCGCG